ATACAGGTTCAGTGCCACGTTTAACACGTACTGTTTTGCCGCCCATATTCTTAATCATTTTGAGTTCATTTGGAAAGCGGCAATCTGATATTACAATGTCTTCATTTGTTTTACGTAGTTTGTTTTCTAGACTTGCTATCCATATATCACTGTGAAAACCGTGTCGACATACTTCTGTTCCCCAGTTTTGCAGTACCCAACGTGGAGTTAGTTTTGGCATCTTTAAGCGTTTTGCCCACCATGGGTCTACTTTTTCGCGCCAGGCTCTACCTTCTGCACTGCGGCCTTCTAGTAATTCTCTATCCCACCCAAAGACTGTAGCAACTGCATCTTTAAGTGTTCCAGCAAAGCTCTCTCGCTTAAAGCCATGTTCAGCAACTAAGTAATCTGCAATAGTATCTTTGCCACTTCCAATAAAACCTGTTACTGATATAATCATGACTTTCCCTCTGTATATAGTATATTATACTTTTATTACAGACAGATGTCAATTATTGATTTAGCCAGTTATCCAAGTGAGCGGCATCCCGCCATCTGCATAACTTGAAATTTCAGCATCAAGTTTATCTAACAGTGTTTGTCCTTCTGCTTTAAGTGCCGCACCATTCAAACTGCCACCACCTTGCGGTCCTGCAATTTGACTAAACTTTTCACGTGCTTGTCCGATTGATATCATTACTAATGCATAAGCATAGTCCTGTATCCATGGAAATACTTGTGGGTCATTTAACAACATAGCATCTGGTTTAACATTGTATACCCATAGCGCAACACTTTCTACCGCAATAGAGTTTTGTCCTTGCCACGGTTGTTTACGTATGACTGTTAATTTTTTAGTTGCTTTGTTAAATGTAAAGTTCATATAGCCACCGAACATAGTCATTGCTAGCTCTTGATATTGTGTGAATAATTCGTAGCTAGCAAGCCCGCCAACACGACCAGCCACTAACATATAAGTGTTTAAGTAACCTGCCGCAAATGGTTCGAACTGTGAGGCTGTTGTACCTGTTACGGACCCAATACCACGTCTGAATATTTGTCTAACATCCATAATTTCACGTGGTAATATGTACTCTTGTGTTTCTGGATGTAGGTCTAAGAACGCATAGCTTTCTTCTACTGCGTTTGAACTGCGTTGACGATAACGTACAAAGGCTTGTTTAATGCCCATGTCATAATGTTCTTTGTCTGCTTCAACATCAACAATGCCATCACCCAAACGTAAACGAATGTAATCAATAATGTCGTTACGTTGCTGTGTTTCTGGAAGTAATAGTGATGCATCAAATGCAATATGTCCAGCACCCGTACCTGTAGCTGGATTGTATAAACTATCTGTAGTTAGACTAAGGTTGGGTGTTAACCCTGTAGTTGCTGTTGCCATATGAAATCGTCCTGTTTCGTATATTTAGCACTTACAGGACGACTTTGGTTTGATTATTGTACTTTAAGTAGGATAGTATCTGGGTTAATACGACCTGTTAGTTTAATTTCTGTTGCCTTAATGTCTTCGATAAACTTGCGCAATTGTATCTTGCCTGCACTTAAGAATTCTTTAAGTTGCACATCAGGCTTACGTAATGTCTTTTGTACACTTGCAGTTTCACTAAAGCCCACAATAGCAGTACCTTTAACAGTAAGCGCACCGCCCATTGCTTCTGCAACATACTTACCAAGTTTACGTGTTCTAACATTGTAAACCCACAGTTCAGTTGCACCTACAATATCAACTGGATTAACAGATACTAATCGTAAAGTCTTTTCTTCTTTAAGATATTTTAGTTTAGCAACTAACTTCTCTTTAGCTGGTGGCTTACGTACTGTTACTTTCTTAGTTGCTTTCTTAACTTGACCGTAGCTTGTTAAGTCTGCAATCAGTTTTGTGTAAAATGCATCAAAGCGTTTGTAGTCTGCCGCTTTGTAATGCGCATAGCCTTCATTCAGTTGCTCATCTTTACCAGCACGTGCTTCGTTCATTTCGTCTTGGCGTTTTTCAAATACTGCCGCAATTCTACTTAACATACCTTGAGGTACGTTTTTACCTGTTAAGTAATCGTATGCTTTAGCATCAACTGTTTTACCTTCAATTAGCGCATCTTCAAGTTCTTCAAAGTGTAAGATGTGTGTTTTAAGTATATCGTTAAGTCGATCTTGAATTGTTACTTTAACTACAACTGGTGCAGTTGGGTCAACTTCAACAACTTCGTCGACTAAGTTATCAACTACTTTTCTAATAGAGCTGACTAAGTAATCAACATGTTTTTCGTGTAGTGGCATGCCCTGTTTGTGTGCTTTAGCTAATGCGCAAGGTGTAAGTGGTAGTAAGCTATCAGATGCTTTCGCAAATTTATCAATTGTAGCTTTATCAAATTTGTGTGCTACATCAGCTTGCTGACGTGCCCATTCAACTAAGTACTTCTTAAGTTCTTTAGTTGTGTAGAAGTAATTGTAATAACGTAAGCTAATACGCATGTGATGATCGAATTCTTCATCTGTAAACTCTAACGCACGTACTGGATCCCATACTGGCTCTGAACCAACACTCTTCTCATCTGCAAAGATTGGGTCACGTGTTACTGTTTTAGCTTTTTTCTTCATACCATCAATTTTAATAGCCATTTGTTTTTCCTTGTTAACAGTTTATATATAGCATTATACAGCCATTTTATTCATTTGTCAAGCTCAACCTGCCAATAATACTGCAAAAGTTAAGTTGCGTTCATAATCGGCAATGTATTCATTTATCTTATCTAAAAGTTCTTTATGTTTTCTTGTTTGCTTTTGCTGACGTCTGCACTCTATCTCCTCAATACTTAGTGCTTTAATCATGCCGCCTATATTATCACTCATTTGGCGTAGCTCGCCGCCAAACTTCTTAATTTTGTGTACAGGAGCTTCCATAGCAGTCTGCATAGCGGGCCAATCTAAACTTGTTTGTAATTCACTCATAAGGCTAGTATAGCATCTATTTGTTGCGATGTCAATCTAAGCTAAATATTAGATATACAGGACTACGCAATGCCAAGTGAGTTTTTAATTAACAAATATAGCAAATGGTATTTTAATATCATAGAATCTGCACGTGTGCAAGAAACAGCAGAGTATACAGAAAAACATCATATTATTCCTAAATCACTTGGCGGTAGTAATACAAAAGATAATTTAGTTAAACTTACAGCACGGCAACATTTTATTTGTCATTGGTTACTTACTAAAATGGTAATTACTACTAAACACCAATATCAAATGTGGAATGCATTTAGCTGTATGCTGTATCGCGCACGACCAGGGCAACAACGACATAAAATATCCAGTCATATTTTTGCAATTATTAAATCCGAAGGTTCAAAAATTAAAAGTTTAACTTTTTCAGGTGAAAATAATCCTATGTACGGAATGAAAGGAATATTAAATCCAAATTTTGGAAAAAAACAATCACCAGAACATATAGAAAAATTACGCCAATCTAGAATAGGTAAAATACGTACCGATGATGCTAAGAGAAAACAAGGTGACACAACTCGCGGTCGTAAACAATCACCAGAACATATAGCCAACAGGGTTGCTAAACAAATAGCAACGGTAAAAGCAAATAAATTAGCTAAACTATTAGCCACCGGAGTAATATAATGCCTCGTCTTTCGATGTACCGCCCTACCAAAGGGAACGATTATAAATTCTTCGACCGTCGAATCAGTGAGATGTTTACTGTTGGTGGCGTTGATATCAACATTCACAAGTATCTTGGTCCACTTGAGCAAGGTACGAGCGTTACTACATCAGCGGCACAATCTGCTCCTGGAGCTGAATTAGTATTTGCAAACACATCAGCAATAACAAGAGGCATGTTTGTTACTGGTACTAATATTCCAGCTAATACTACTGTTATTGCAAAAACAAGTACAACCGTTACGCTATCAGCAAGCACTACTGCTATTGTTGGGTCAGGGGCTACTGTTTCTGTCTATACTGATGCGACACAGCCGAGTTATGCTAATGAAAGTGTGAAAAATATACAAGACCTATTATTCCTAGAGAATAGAGATCGTAAGTATGATACTAGTGTTTATACTTTACGCAGTGTCTATCGTATGAATGACAACGATTTTGATTTAAGTCAGTTTGGGTTGTTCTTAACTGGCGATACTATGTTTATGGTTTTTCACTTAAACGACATGGTCGAGAACTTAGGTCGTAAGATTATGGTAGGTGATGTAATGGAACTACCACACTTAAAAGACTTTTATCCGTTAGACGATGATTTACCCAGTGCGCTAAAACGTTATTACGTTGTGCAAGATGCTACACGTGCGGCAGAAGGATTTAGTCAGACTTGGTATCCACACCTGTGGCGAGTTAAAGTTGCTCCATTGGTAGATAGTCAAGAATATAAAGACATTACACAAAATATCAGTAGTGGTGATGCTAACAATACGCCAATCGGTGATTTGTTAAGTACTTACAACAAATACACCGCAGTTAACGATGCTATTATTGCACGTGCTGAAGCCGAAGTTCCGATGAGTGGATACGATACTAGTACCATTTATACATTACCTGTAGATACAAACAATTTACCAAATGTAGCAGTTACTTCTACTGCTAAGGTCGAAGGATACTTAACAAGCACAGGATTGCCGCCAAATGGATTACCAGTTAGTGCAGGTATTGCATTTCCTGCGGCGCCGACAGTCGGTGATTACTATTTACGTTTAGACTATGTTCCAAATAGATTGTTCCGCTACGATGCTAAACGTTGGATTAAAATTGAGGATGCAGTGCGTACAAACTTAACTCCTGGAATAGATAATACCACTCAACGTAGTGGGTTTGTTAATAATATAAACGCTACATATAGTGGTAGTTTAGGCTGGGACGCAATACGTGTTGCTACTCCTTATGCTCCGGCTGCTAATGTAACTACAATATCATTTAATATGTCAACTAAGACAGTTGTAACGAAAATTGCGTATGTTAGCACACATGGCGTAAAAACTACACTAAATGGCACACATATTACCAATACAGTAGCAAATACTGCCGGAAATGTGTCATTTACGCTCACAAATACACTATCTAGTAACGACATGCTAGAATACACGGTTTACAGTAAAGTAACACCGGAACGTCAGGGTTTATCTGACATACTTTCACCTTTGGCGGATAATTAATGAGCAGTCAATTCTTTTACGATGCACAAATCGAACGTTTTGTAATACAATTCATTAGAATAATGAGTGGGTACGAAGTTGAGTTCGGGCAAGATCGCACAGGCAACAAAACTCTACAACGTGTGCCAATTTACTATGCAGATAGTAGTAAACAGGTTGCAGCTATTTTAGCAAATAATAGTGAGAACACTATGCAAACTGTTCCAGCAATGGCTACATACATTAGTGGGCTAACATACGATAGAGATCGTATGCAAAATCCAACGTATGTTAATAAATTGAATATACGTCAACGTAAATATGATGCCGATACAGATACTTACGAGCAAACACAAGGTAATGCATTTACAGTTGAGCGCATAATGCCTGTTCCTTATACATTAGAATTGAAGTTAGATATATGGACTAGCAACACAAAACAAAAATTACAATTAGTTGAACAGATATTACCATTGTTTAACCCAGGATTAGAAATACAAAGTACCGATAATTATATTGACTGGACAAGTTTAAGTGTCGTTTATTTAGATAGTCCAAACTGGTCTAGCCGATCAATACCAGTTGGTACAGAAAACCCAATTGATGTTGCTACGTTAACATTTAAAATGCCAATTTGGATTAGTCCGCCGGCTAAAGTTAAGAAACTCGGTGTTATCCAAAAAATTATTGCAAGCATACATGATGCGCAAGGTGATTTGAATTCTGCCGCTTATACCGAAGCCAATTTAATGGGCACACGTATGTATTATACTCCTATGGATTATGGTGTATTACTAATTGGCAATACTCTTACATTGCTTAAAATACAAGATATAGAAACATTAAGAGAGCCTACATTAACTACACCAACTAAAATTGGTACCCGTGATAATTGGCACAATTTAGTTAATGTGTACGGTGCGTTAGTTGATGGCATTAGTCAGATTAGATTAATGTCGAACGACGAAGTTACTGAGATTGTTGGTACAGTTAGCTACCACCCAACTGATGATAGTATGTTAATATTCAATGCAGATATTGATACATATCCTGCAAATACATTAGATCCAATTGATGCTATTATTGACCCACGTAAGAATACTGCTGTAGCATTAGCACAAGGTGCAGTTAACGGTACACGTTATCTTATATTAAATGCAATCGGTAGCAGTGCAAATAGTGCGCTAGATGGCCCGGGTGCGTGGCGCGGTTCAGATAATGCAGATTTAATAGCAGGTGCAAACGATATTATCGAATTTAATGGCACACATTGGACTATAGTGTTTGACAGTTCAGCAGCAACTGTGTTACAATATGTAAGTAATCTCAATACTGGAACGCAATACAAATGGAATCTCAATCAGTGGGTGAAAAGCTTCGAGGGCGAGTACAAAAACGGTCTGTGGACTCTAGTGCTATAGAAGGGGTTGGCACGTTCATTTATTGTGTAACTACACATCGATATCTTTTTCTATTACGTAATTCAAGCAAGTATGCAGGCACTTGGGGACTAGCAGGTGGTAAGATTGATGCGGGTGAACAGTTACTTGAAACATTACATCGTGAGCTTACAGAAGAGCTTGGCGTAGATTTTTCAACTGCTAAAGTAATACCCATTGAAAAATTTACTAGCGATAAAAACAATTTCTCATATCATACATTTTTATTACCAGTTAAAGAAGAATTTGTTCCTGACTTAAATCACGAGCATAGAGGATATTGTTGGGTCGAATTAGGCGACTATCCTAAACCATTACATCCTGGAGTTTGGCGCACTATTAATTTTAAAGAAGTTGTTGCAAAAATTAAAACATTAGAATCAATCCTATAGCCAATAAAAAAGCACCTTACGGTGCTTTTTTAATATTACCTAGTGCTTATTACAAATCTACTTCTAATACAAACTCTCTAATAGATATTTGTCTAAAATTAACACAACTTAACCATGAAGCTGGAATTGTGTCATTACCAAACTCTGTTACTTGAATAAATTCAGTATCATCGTATGTAGCAAATAAACTTGCCAATGCTGCGTCCCATTTCTTAGCATCTACAGTAGAGTTAATTGGTTGATAACCAGGCGTACCTGCGTACACATTATGATTATAACCTTCTGTATTATTACCATCGAATCCAATTAGATAAACTTTTTTATGTCCATCAAACGCAGCAATATATGCAGCCGCTGTTCCGGCATCTGCATATGGATTATGCGGTATCAAGTAAAATTTACCTGGATATTCTAAAGCATGTACAGCATCAGTGTATACAATATTATCTGTTGTATACCCTGTATTTGCAATTTCCTTAACAACATCATTGCCAGTTGCAACTAAAAAGTCAGGAGTAAAATCTCTAAAAAGAGCATTACATCCGTAGCTTTGAAGAGCTCTAGCACCTAGCAAACCGCCTCGGTGATTTTTGATAGCAGCTAAGTTAATACCTAAGCGACCAGGACCGTTACCGATCACAACCGCTTGGTTAGATATTTGGTTGTTAGTGACGGCGTTTGGCACCGTTTCAGTTGTATCATGCCAAACGCCGTCGGTGTAGCTTCTCTCAACTACAATATCTTCACCGGTGTAACTACTTCTATATATTTTACTAAGTTTAATCATAATTTACACCTTGATATATGATGATTGTAATTTAACCGCATTACCTATTGCAACACCTGTGTAACTTAATTCAACATTTGCACCATTAACTGCTACAGATACAGAACCTAAACTTGCTGATCCAGTATACATAGTACCAAACTGTGTACGTTGCGCTGTTGTACCGTTGTGTAATACCAACACTTCAGTAGTTTCATACTCACCTGTACCGCTGTTTGATATAGTTACAATGTATTTTGCAGAGCGATAAGTTGCTTTAGCAAAACTATCAATAACTGTAGCACTAGTACCAACTGTAACTGCTGTTTGATCGTAAGCAATTTTAGTACCGTTTGTGTATGTTACTGAACTTGCATTAACTGTTACGTGGTCACTTGATGAATCACCAATGTTAATATTACCGGCAGTGTCACCTAATACAGTTAAGCTACCTTTAATAACAACATCATTTTCAAACGTTGTTGTACCAGTTGCAGCACTTGTGCTAATACGTAAAGTTTGCGCACCTGTACCAGCATATACATTAGCAAACGCATCTGCTGTTTTAACTTGTACATAACCATTACCATTTGACAATGTTGATACTGATGCTGTTGTAATTAATACACGTGCATCAATCAAATCACCAACTGACGGAGCTTCTGTAAATGTTAATGTTGTACCAGTTACACTGTAAGCTAGCGTCGGTAATTGCATAACACCGTTGATTGCTACCATTGTTCCTGCTGTTGTACTTTCAGTTGACATTTCAAATACTGTAGTTGTGCCATCACCAATAAACGAATTACTTGTAATAATAGTGAATGAACTACCTGTTTGTTGCCATGAACTACCATTGTAGAACTCTAAGTTATTAGATGTAGTACTAAAACGTGCCATACCAGCTAAGTCAGTTGATCCGCTGTTACTTGGACGTTGTGCAATATCACCAACCGGTAGCATAATTGTACCAGTACTATTAAATTTAGCAATAACACCAGCAACACCAACAGTTGCATTTCCGCCAAACACTAAACTGTTCATTGAAGAATCAGCTAATATTAAGCTAGTTGCATCTTGTCCCATAACAACAAAGTCATTTGCTGTTTGGTTACTATTAACAGTAACACCATTTGCAACATCAAGACTGCTAGTTAAACTAGTTGCACCCGATACTGTTAATGTACTTGCTAATGTAACTCCACCAGTAACTGCTAAAGTACCACCAATAGTTGACTCGCCTGTAGCAAAGAAGTTTTGCAATGAAGCATCACCAGATGTAGTAAAGTTTGCTGCAACAACGTTGCCACTAAATGTAGCTGTTGAACCAGTAACTGCACCAGTAACTGCTAAGGTACCGCTTGCTGTAACGTTAGTTGCACTAACTGCCGCTAATGTAGTTGCACCAGTAACACCTAAAGTACCACTTGCTGTAACATTAGTTGCACTAACCGCATGTAATGTAGAAGCACCAGTAACTGCTAAAGTACCGCCAACTGTTGCATTGTTAACAATAGAAGCACTAGCTAAAGTAGAAGCACCTGCTGTTAAACCTGCTAAAGTAGTTGCACCAGTAACACCTAATGTACCACCAACTGTTTCATTACCTGTAACTGCTAAATCAGCACTTAAAGTTGCATTACCAGCTGCGCTTAATGTTCCTAAAGCAGATACGTTAGTTGCTGTTAAAGCAGCCATTGTAGTAGCACCAGTAACACCTAACGTACCACCAACTGTTGTATTGTGTGTAATACTTGCCGAAGCTAAAGTAGAAGCACCAGTAACTGCTAAAGTACCACCAACAGTTTCATTACCTGTAACTGCTAAAGTACCACTTGCTGTAACATTACCTGTAACTGCCAATGTACCACCAACAGTAGCGTTATTAGTAACACTTGCTGAAGCTAAAGTAGAAGCACCTGCACTTAATGTACCACTTGCTGCAACGTTAGTTGCACTAATTGCTGCCATTGTAGCTGCACCAGTAACACCTAAAGTACCGCTTGCTGTAACGTTAGTTGCATTAACTGCTGCCATCGTAGCTGTACCAGTAACTGCTAAAGTACCACCAACTGTTTCATTACCAGTAACTGCTAAAGTACCACTTGCTGTAACATCAGTTGCACTAACTGCCGCTAATGTAGTTGCCCCAGTAACATCTAAAGTACCACTTGCTGTAACGTTAGTTGCTGATAATGCCGCTGTTGTAGTTGCACCTGCTGTTAAACCAGCCATTGTAGTTGCACCAGTAACATCTAAAGTACCACTTGCTGTAACGTTAGTTGCTGATAATGCCGCTGTTGTAGTTGCACCAGTAACATCTAAAGTACCACCAACAGTTTCATTACCTGTAACTGCTAAAGTACCACTTGCTGTAACATCAGTTGCCGATAAAGCAGCCATTGTAGTTGCACCAGTAACACCTAACGTACCACTTGCTGTAACGTTTGTTGCTCCAAGAGTAGTTGTTGTAGTTGCACCTGCTGTTAACCCAGCCAATGTAGTTGCACCAGTAACACCTAAAGTACCACCAACAGTAGCGTTATTTGTAACACTAGCACTTGCTAAAGTAGAAGCACCTGCACTTAATGTTGAAGCCAATGTAGTTGCACCAGTAACTGCTAAAGTACCACTTAATGCCGCTGTTGTAGCAACAACACCTTTATTAAAGTTAAATGTATCTGTTGTACTTGCGTATGTAATTGTTGCATTTGCACCGTCAACTGTTAAACCAGCACCGTTAGCTGAAGCTGCATCTGCAGCGCCTTTAGCCACTGTAATGTTTTTATCAGTAATGTCTAATGTTGCTGAGTTAATTGATGTTACAGTACCTTCAACAGTTAAGTCACCAGTAATAAGAACAGAGCCACCAATAGTTGCATCACCAGTAACACCTAACGTACCACCAACAGTAGCGTTATTTGTAACTGTTGCAGATTCTAAAGTAGTTGCACCAGCACTTAATGTACCACTTGCTGTAACATCAGTTGCACTAACTGCCGCTAAAGTAGTTGCACCAGTAACTGCTAAGGTTGTACCAACAGTTGCTGCGCCAGTGACACTAGCACTTGCTAAAGTAGTTGCACCAGCACTTAATGTGCCGCTTGCAGCAACATTAGTTGCACTAACCGCATGTAATGTAGAATTACCAGTAACTGCTAAAGTACCACTTGCTGTAACATCAGTTGCACTAACTGCCGCTAAAGTAGTTGCACCAGTAACTGCTAAAGTACCGCCAACTGTTTCATTTCCAGTAACACTAGCACTTGCTAATGTAGAAGCACCTGCACTTAAAGTCGAAGCTAAAGTAGTTGCACCCGTAACTTCTAATGTACCGCTTGCAGTAACATTTGTAGCACCAAGAGCTGCTGTTGTAGTTGCACCTGCTGTTAAACCTGCTAAAGTAGTTGCACCAGTAACATCTAAAGTACCACCAACTGTAGCGTTATTAGTAACACTTGCTGAAGCTAAAGTAGAAGCACCTGCTGTTAACCCGGCTAGTGTAGTTGCACCTGTGACACCTAACGTACCGCCAACTGTTTCATTTCCAGTAACTGTAGCACTTGCTAAAGTAGTTGCACCTGCACTTAATGTACCACTTGCTGTAACATCAGTTGCCGATAAAGCAGCCATTGTAGTAGCTCCAGTAACACCTAAAGTACCACTTGCTGTAACGTTTGTTGCTCCAAGAGTAGTTGTTGTAGTTTCACCTGCTGTTAACGCACCAACCGAAGTTGTACCTGCTGTTAAACCAGCTAATGTAGTTGCTCCAGTAACACCTAAAGTACCACTTGCTGTAACGTTTGTTGCATTAACTGCCGCCATTGTAGCTGTACCGGTAACACCTAAAGTACCACTTGCTGTAACGTTTGTTGCTCCAAGAGTAGTTGTTGTAGTTGCACCTAAAGTAGTTGCACCTGCACTTAACGCACCGCTTAATGCCGCTGACGTACCAACTAAACCTTTGTTTAAATTCCATGTATCTGTTGCGTTTGTGTAAGTGATTGTTGCACCAGCACCTGCTACTGTTAAACCAGCACCATCAGCTGCAGCACCATTTGCAGAACCTTTAGCTACAGTAATATTCAAATCAGTAACATCTAATGTTTGTGATTGAATTGCAGTCATAGTACCGTTAACTGTTAAGTTACCAGCAATAACTACAGAACTATCAAACGTTGCAGCACCAGTAACACCCAAAGTACCACCAACTGTTTCATTTCCGGAAACAATAGCAGAAGCTAAAGTAGTTGCACCAGCACTTAATGTACCACCAACAGTAGCGTTATTTGTAACACTTGCTGATAATAATGTAGAAGCACCTGCACTTAAAGTACCACTTGCAGTAACATTAGTAGCTGATAACCCAGCTAATGTAGTTGCACCAGTAACACCTAATGTACCACCAACAGTTTCATTACCTGTAACTGTAGCAGAAGCTAATGTACTTGCACCAGCACTTAATGTCGAAGCTAAAGTAGTTGCGCCCGTAACTGCTAAAGTACCGCCAACAGTTTCATTTCCAGTAATACTTGCTGATAATAATGTAGAAGCACCTGCACTTAAAGTACCGCTTGCTGAAACATTAGTAGCTGATAACCCAGCTAATGTAGTTGCACCAGTAACCCCTAATGTACCACCAACTGTAGCGCCTTGTGTAATACCTAAACTATTTGCTTGTACGCTATAAGTAACGATTGTACTACCTGTAACATGGACAGTACCACCAAAATTAGCGCCATATACTGTTGTTAAATCTTGAACAGTAGCCGACCCGGTAACACCTAACGTACCGCCAACAGTAGCGTTATTTGTAACACTAGCACTTGCTAAAGTAGTACCGGCTAATGTAGTTGCGCCAGTAACTGCTAACGTACCACCAACTGTTTCATTACCTGTAACATCTAAAGTACCACTTGCTGTAACATCAGTTGCATTAATTGCCGCTGTTGTAGTTGTCCCAGTAACACCTAAAGTACCACCAACAGTAGCGTTATTTGTAACACTAGCACTTGCTAAAGTAGAAGCACCTGCTGTTAAACCTGCTAAAGTAGTTGCACCAGTAACACCTAATGTACCACTTGCTGTAACATTAGTTGCACTAATTGCCGCTGCTGTAGTCGCACCAGTAACTGCTAATGTACCACCAACTGTTTCATTACCTGTAACATCTAAAGCACCACTGAATGTTGCCGCTGTACCTTTTAATGTTTTGTTAATATCCCAACTTGTTGTTGCATGTGTATATGTAATTGTTGCATTTGCACCGTCAACTGTTAAACCAGCGCCGTTTGCAGATGCAGAACTTACTGAACCTTTAGCTAACGTAATGTTTAAGTCTGTAACATCTAATGTTGTTGATTGTACCGCAGTAGTTGAACCTTGTACAGTTAAGTTACCTGCAATCAACGTGTCGCCGCCAACGTTTAAGTTTTTAACAATACCAACACCACCAGCAACTTTTAACGCACCGCTTGTGGCATTTGTACTTTGTGTTGTGTTTGTAACAGAAGCTACACCAGCAACACCTAAAGTACCACTTGCTGTAACATCAATTGCATCAACTGCTGCTAAAGTTGTTGTACCAGTAACACCCAACGTACCGCCAACTGTTTCATTACCTGTAACTGTAACTGCATTAAATGTAGTTCCTGTTGCTAATGCTGTAGAAACAACCACACCATCAACTGTAGTAACAACTTGTCCGGCAGCAATACCATCATCAGTAATAGTAACATCTGTATCACCTACTTGAATGTTAGTAACACCTGTAGAAATTTGATTGTTTAAATATGATAGTGTAACTGCATCTTGTGAGTCAGTAGGATCAGCAACATTTTTAAGTTTTGCATTTACAGATACATCACCTTCGCCAGCATCAATTGTTAAACCACCTATAGTTGTAAGACTATTACCAGTAACTACTAAGCCATTAAGAGTAGCTGTACCAGTAACATCTAATGTACCACCAACTGTTTCATTTCCAGAAACTGTTGCACCACCAGTAACTGCTAATGTAGAACCGTTAAATGTTAAGTTTGTACTATCTTGTATTTCACCGGCTACACCTGCTAATACAACACGACCACTTGTTAAGTTGCTTACTGCGGCTGTTGCTAATGTAGCTACTCCAGCAACAGTGATATCTTCAACAGATGAAGAACCCCAAACTTGGAAATTACCGCCGACTGTAGCATTGTTTGTAATATCTGCTGAATCTAAAATAGAAGCACCTGCTGTTAAACCTGCCAATGTAGTTGCACCAGTAACACCTAATGTACCACCAACTGTTTCATTACCTGTAACAGAAGCAGTTGGT